ATAAAACCTCATGCCACTTGCAGTAGTTCTCTGTGGAACCTCTTTTACTTGAAATTCTTGTGTGTCAGCCCAAAACCATATCCACTTACGGCAATGCGTACACATTACTTTGTGGTGTTTCTTGTCGCTTTTATTTACCCACGTTAATAGTTTTCCGCAACGAGGGCACATTACTGATTGTTTTTGTGGTATAAATTCATACATATATCTTTTCCTCTATACATATAGAGACAGCCCCATGTCGTAACTGACACAAGGCTGTCTCTGGGTTGCTCGCATATATAATTTTTACATTTTAAACACTATCACATTTTTTCCGAACAAAACGAACAAAACTACATTTTTTTGAAAAATCTATCAAATTCCATCCTAACGCTGTCGGCTGTAGTGTTACCGCCAAGGGCATATGCTGTCTGTAGCCATGATTTGTTTTCCAAGAACCTAAAATTGATAATTCTTCTCATTCTGCTGTCGTCAAGACTTGCTATGAACTCCTCAACCTCATTTGTTTTTTGAAGTAAACTAAACTCAAGCAATTCCAATGTTGATTTTCTATTGTTGAGTAAGAGTTTTTTGGATAAAAGGTCTGTTTTTCGCTTCTGGTACTCTTTTACAGGCACCCCCTCAATGTTAAAATTTTGTATTCCTCCTGCTCCTCCACGGACTTTATCTTTTACAAGCTCTCCTGCTTCAATTTCATCTATGCGCTTTTGAATTTTGGGTATTTCATTTTCTATGCGATTGATTTTATCCCTTACTTCCTCGATTTCTTCCTGTAAATCGCAATACTGCGTCAAAACTTCTTTTGTCATAACTAATAATACCCCCTAAATGGATTGTGTGTTGCTTCACATTTTGCTACGGTTCCGGTTCTCATTTCATTTTCAAATAATGCAACGCTGTCCGGCGCATCGTCATGTTTTACTTTTCCGCTTCTTGTCATGGTTGTAAGTTCTTTCATGAATTTATAATATTGGCTCTGTCTGTCCATTTTCTTAAAATCGCGAAAATAATAATCTCGAATGATATTGTCTCTTGCGTTTTCCATTCGGGTTATTTTGTTTGAGCAATTAAACTTAAACCTTGCGCTGCATCTTCCACCTTGTTCTTTTACAATGTCCATTACATCGCGTCCAAAGTATTCTCCGGCACTGTTGCTCTCAAATGTAACTGTCTTGACAT